CCGCCATCACGCGCTGACGGCGAAGCTGCAGGGTGTCATGGTCACCCGGCACCAGGGCGTACACCCGCTCCCAGTCGGTCAGTGTTTCCGTAGCGGCTTCCGGGTCAATCGCACTCAGCAGCAGGGTGATCACAATATCCAGACTGGTGAGCACCTCCGCTTCCGCATCCAGCTCGGCGTGGAGCCGCTCACCTGACGGATCATAGGTAACCGGTGGCAGCAACAGCGCCAGCAGATTCAGATAGTCGCTGTGGTTCATGTTGACTCCGTCAGCGGCGTGATCGTGATTTTGCCGGGCCTGACCCATTCAACCGTGCTGGCACTTACCACCGGGATAAGGTTCGCGGTGGGAGCGGATATCTGATAATCAAGCACACCATCGGTATCCGAAATCAGTGCTCCAATCTGGGTCACGATAGCCTCCTGGCCGGGTATCAGTGCCGAGAACCAGACATTCAGACTGCTTTCAATGGCGGCGGTGACCGCATCCAGCGTAGTGGCGCTACTGATACCCACGGCGACGGTGACGTCCATCATTTTTTCTGTGGGAGCCAGCACAATGCAGTCTTTGGCCGTTACCGGACGAACGCTGTCGATATAGTTTTGTACGGTCGTCAGGGTTTCAGCGGATGGCAGACCATTTTGGGTGGTAATGACCACGTCGACTGTCCCCAGCCCACGCCGCAGCGGAAACACCCAGGCTCCGTCCACACCGGCCACCGACAGTGCCCAGACCTTATAATCGTGTGCATTACCTCCTGCTGCAGGCTGGCGCATCACATCCAGCAACCGCGCCAGCAGGGCGCTGTCCGTTTCGGTATCTGTGGCACCGGTCATGGTCACGACCGTAACCGTGTTATCGAGACCGGACGGGGCCGATACCAGTGTGCCGGTACTGCCTGCACTCAGGTCACCGGCAGTGCCGGGTGTCATGGCTTTTGCGGTGAGCGTCACTGAGCCACCGGCGCTTAACGTGCCGCCCGCTGTGGTCTGAAAAAGCGTCACGTTACCCTTAATCCGAAACTGCAGGCCACTGGCCAGCACCGTTGCGGGCGTGCCGGTGAGCGTGACCGTCCCGGAAGCAGCGGTGGCCGTTTTGCGGGTAAGACCGCGCATACGGGCATGCATCACCAGCCAGTCGGTATCGGCGGTATCAGGAAATGCCTGTCGCAGTACCCATCCGGCAAACTGGTATGCCCCCCAGACCGCAGAGGACACGCCGTTAGCCCGGACGGCATAGTCGCTGTCTTCACCCGTGTCAGCATCGGCCAGCTGGTTGCTGATAGTCTCCAGATAACGTTCAGCAATGTCCGACTGGGCAGGAAGGGTCAGGGGCATGGTCTTCAGCTCACTTTAACCGGGTGTGTAAAGGTGGCCACAACACCGCTGGCCTGTTCAATGCGAATATCAAGGTCAATCCAGCCTTCCCGTGCGCGGGTGGCGGTCACCGTAATGGCGGTGGCACGACCATCAACCACCAGAGGTTGCAGCGCCTGCCAGGCGTACTGCTCAGCCAGCGCCCGAACACGGTCAGTGTCCTTGCGCGGTAGCGTGTGCAGTTTCGACCCGAGCAGTGGCGCGTGCAGATAAGCCCCTTGTGGAGTTTTAAGGCGTATCAGCGCGGCATTTTCAAGGCCTGCGGTGCGTGTGCCGGTGTAATCGCCCGTGGCGGGATTAATCATTCTGTCCATGTGGCGCAGGGTATCGCGCGCGCGAAGGTGGGACGTGTTACGGGGGTGAAGCGGTCAGGATGGTGAAGGCGGGAGGACGAGCGGTGCGGAACGACGGGTGCGCTCCGCATCCGGGTCAGTTCTGCGGGCCGTCAGACGGGCCATCGTGGGTATTGTGCTTGTGCGTGCCAAGCTCAACACCGTTAATTTTGATGCTGGCCGAGGTGATGGTGCCCCCGGTATGAAGGACGCTGCCCGTAAAGCTCGCCGCATTGCCGCCCCCATTATCGCCGGTGATGGCCATCCCACCCTGGCCCGTGAACAACCCCATCACGGTCGCTTTCTGAGTGGCTGTCAGTTGCGGTGTTTCAAACTTCGCATCTGTGCTGGCCACCACGCTGAATTTTTTGCAGTTCACGTTAAATTCATCGCATTCCACATCAATAATTTTGCCCATTTTCAGGGTGATGGATGCGCCCTCACTGGTGTAGATGGCCACTTCGCCAGACTGTAATCCCTGAATACGGTACTGGCTGTGCTCGGTGGCCACGACAATGCCGTGACTGGTGCGCCCGCCCACCGGCACAACAATCGCCATCGCACCTGCAGGGGGCACCGAGGTGAAACCGAAGTGCTGAAAAACTTCCAGCGCCTGCAGTGTCTCATCCGCCACCCCGTCGAACTGGGCGGTCTGAACGCCACCTTTGGTGGTGATGCGGGCCAGTGTCGCCCGGAAGGGCAGGCGCAGCGCATTCAGTGCCCCGGCAATACGCCGGTTGATAATCGCGGTGATATCCATCACTTAATGTCCCTCCAGTCCGTCCAGTACTGCGTGGTCTTCTTGCCTTTTTTCTTACGCTTAGGGTACGCATCCGGTATCCACACCCCGTCCTCTTTAAAGACCAGCGTGGTGGTCAGGGGCATGCCACGACCACCGCGCACCGTGCGCGACATCAGGAAGAAAATACCTTCGATGCCGTGCTGCTCGCTTTTGACAGACACCCGCTGGCCCGGCGTCCACACCACGCCGTCAGGTGTGCGCAGACCGCGCACAATGGCGGTCAGCGTCATGGCCTTCAGACGGGAATCGGACAGCAGTTTGCGGGCGCGGGCCGTGGCTTCTTCGTCGGTGTCGGTATCCGGCATAGAGCGTATCAGCGGGCGATAGAGGGGAAAACCGGTGTCGGTGGCCGTACCTTTGCGGGCATGCACCCCCTCATGCTCCGGGGTGCCATGCCCCTGAGCCAGCACCGTGACCTGCGAGTAGCGCCCGGCAATGTTGCGGTTATGCGTGAGGTTCAGAAGGTTGCCGGTGCCATCCCGGCGCATGAGAAGGGAGGCTACCGGGGCGGCTCTGTAATCCGGGCCACCGATAATCAGCGTACCATCCGGGGCTACCCACGGCCACAGGCCGTTGACCTCCGCGACTTTTTGCAACGCATCCCAGGCGGTTTCGCCGGGTTCAATGGAAAATTTGGTCGGCGCACTGCTGCGGTCGGCATGAACGGCGGTGAGGGTGATACCAAACGGGCGCACGATTTTACTCATCACCTCCTCAAGCGTCATATTCTGCGCGGTGAAGACCGGGGCGGAGCAGTCCACCAGGGCCGCCGCATTATCCCGCCCGGAGAGCGTCAGCACATCCTCGCCGCGCAGGACGGCGTGGGTGATTTCATCAATCAGCCCGGTCATCAGGATATCCTTTCCGGCGCTGAGGATAGCACGGGCACCGGGCTGTACTTCATCCGGCAGCGAGGGGGCGTCCATGCCGACGTCCAGTTGCCAGGCACCTGCCGGGGTCAGAAAGGACGCATCCACGCTGAAACGTATCCAGTCGCGGTGGCTCACTCCGCCAACGGTCAACGTCAGTCGCTCATCCGGGGTATCGGTGTCGGGACGGGTGTTATCTGGCGTAGGCATAAAGGGTCATTCCGGGTTGCACATCATTGGGGTTGCTCAGGGTCGGATTAAGGCGCAACAGCTCGTCTGCACGGGACGGGTCACCGTACCAGTCAAACGCGACCAGATGCAGGTTGGCGCGGCGGGTCACTTCGCGGGTAATGAGGGGCGGACGTCGCTGTATCAGGGTGGCGGCCTGCACCTGCAGGGTATAAGCGAGTTGTTGCAAATAACGAACGATGGCACTGTGCGTGCGGGTGTCTGACGTGATGCCCTGAAGGCTCGCGGTAGCCATTTCCGACTGCATCGCCTGACGTTCTTCTGCCAGCGCATCTACAATGGCACTGCGGACATCGTCCGTGATGGCTTCAATCTGCGTGCTGGTCAGCGAGGGGGCGGCAGACTCATTCTGCATAATGGTGGTGACCACATCGGCCATTTCGCTGACCGTGACCAGTCTCACGGTACGCGTCAGCAGTCGGGTGTCGCTGGCCCGCACGGCGGTCACCTGGCTCAGGGGCAGCGCAAAGGCTTTTTTGATGGTGGTGATACTGCGTGTGGTGAGGTACGCCGTCGGCAATGACAGCGTTTTCCCGGCCAGTCGGGTGACCTGCTGCCAGTCCGAACGCGCAGTGTTGCCGGTGAGCGTCAGGGTGTCGCTGAATGTCCCCAGCAGATTTTTCAGGTCACTGACCAGCGCACCGGGTGTATCCAGCAGGTTGCTGACGCTGGCCACCGCACCCTGAATGTCTTCCCGAAC